CACACATATATTGTATGAGACGGCGTGATCATTCGTATTCGCCTGGCAGGATTCAAAGCCCTGCTAGGATGTGGGATTTCTCTGAAACGCCTTTCGATAGCATTTCTCACGAGCGACCCGATTATTTCGGGTTGCTAGAGTTTGCTACCGAGAGAGTTCGCAGTAGAAAGAATGGCTATAAAGAGCGTTGGAAAAGTTTCACGCATTTTAAACGTGAAATTCTTCCACACCCGGTGGCCAATCGTTGCCCCAGAGACGTTAGTTTGTCTAGACCCGCCCCAAGTGGCCCTTTTGCCATATTGGATCAGGTTGTGACGCTTAACGGTCTAGAGTATGATGATCCCGAACGCTTATATGGAGAGTTTGACTTCGACGATACGTCGGGGCCAATCCTATTCGATACAAGTGACGCGGACAACTACTTCGTTGAACCGCCCGTGGACCTTGAGTCATTATTGGTGCGTGCTTATAGAAACATGCTGCCAATTATCAAGTCCGAACTTAGCTTAATCAACTCTGTAATAGAGTTGAAGGACTTTGTTTCACTACCTCGAACTATTCTCGGTTTAGGTCGTCTTGGTCTGTCGGTTTACCGACGGTCCTCTCAGACGATCCGAGAATTGCTCCATGCATCTGCAGACAGTTATCTCCAAGCGGAGTTTAACGTGCTGCCGTTGCTGTCTGATATAGCCGGCATACACCGTGCTATATCCTCCGTAGCGAAGCGCATCCCGCGCTTTCTTGCGGAAGAGGGGAAGGTTGTGAAACGGCATTTCGCCGTTCCACTAACAGAATTCGAAAACCCTGAACCACGTGAAATCCTCCGGAGCTTAAATTGGTATCTTAGTCCGTTTGGTACGGACTTCGAGGACCATTTTGCTTGGGACGGACATATCATATGGAACAGGACGATAGAATATCTGCCTTCAATGTTTCATGCTGAGATAATGTATAATGCAAATTATACCTATCTACAACGCGAGTTTGCTCGCGAGCTCGGTACCCTGGATGCCCTTGGAGTTCAACTGAACCCTGAGATCATCTGGAATGCCGTTCCGTGGACCTTCGTCTGCGATTGGATCGTGCAAGTTGCTCGATTCCTCGAAAAGATGAAGACTCCCAACATGAACCCTCAGATTAATATAGTGAATGCTCTATGGTCGATTAAAAGGACGAAAGTGCATAGGTTCGAGAGACACTACGTGTCTGAACGAAATTATCACTTCGACCTCGATGCGACAACTGAGCTACCACCTTATGAGGTACGCGAAACGCTTTACCAGCGTAACGTTTCCCTCCCTGGGGTGGGCTTGCTTGAGACAAGCGGGCTAAGCTTGAATGAGTTTAGTCTCGGCGCTGCTCTCGCGATATCGCGGATCAAGCGTCGTAAACGCGGAAGATCTCCTCTCGTGAGGAAGTTTCTCCGAAGTGCTTTGCACTTAAAGAATAAATCAATGCATGCTAAGTAATACACTTAACACGAATGAAATAAAGAACTCGACTGGGGCTGAAGTTGAATTCACCCGTATGTCGACCGAAGGCCGTGAGACGGAGTTTAAGCAAGTTGCTGAATCTCCGTCCTTGACTCATCGGCTCAAGATTAAACATCAAGAGTCCGGTAAGTTGATCAACCTGAGACGTAGGAGCGTCGTGAGATTTGAGAAAAGAGTCATGAGAACGGTCGATACTACGCTGCCGGTTACCATATCAGCGTACGCTGTCTTAGACGCCCCTGTGGGCGCTTTGACGGCAAATACTGAGATGGTCCATGTCCTCGCAGAGTTGATGTCGTTCTGTGCCTCTCTAGGCGCAAGTACGACTATACTCTATGATGGGACTGGGAACGGTGCCGTCACACTTCTTCAGGGGGACCTATAAAGGCTCACCTCATAAAGTGTGGTTCCGTGGGTGTGGGGTGCGGTTTAGTCGTGGGCTTAATCGCCCTCTTCTGTACTGCTTGCCACGCCCTCGACGTTGAGTTCAAGGCTCGACAACTCGATCTGAGACCAAAAGTCTCCGATTCAGAGTTATTGTAGTCCCGCCGCTCCGCTCAGGTTAAACTGAGCGGAGTACGTAGGGACTTCGCTCTCACGAGCGAGCCTTAGTCATAGACGGTTAGGTAGAATGGTGGTATTCCAGGGGAAGGTAAGAGTGGCTCATCTAGTATGAGCTTAACTCGAACCGCCTGGACAATGTCACTACTCTCATATCCGTCGAAATAGAATCCGTCCTCGTACTCGTATCTCATAAGCACCAAAGCGGAAACTATTGTCTTCCGCCTGGGGCCGTTGGGTACAGGTAATAGAAACGGATCTTGACGCTTCTTACGTTTAGACATAAATGTGAGTCGGAATTCGTACGTTATGTAGTAGGGTCGTGTAGTGTATGCATGCTCTAGGATCGATACCTTTGGGTTCGACACAGGAGCCTAGATGAATCATAATAAACTCATCGTTGCAATGCTATACGACGTCTTCAAGACGCACGATGCATTGTTCAAAACTTCAAGTCGAGTGAACACTATTAGAAAAGTGCAAGCCCGACTTCAATGTGAAGGCATAAGTTTTCTTACGAAAACTTTACCCCGGTTAGGCAAGGCCTTTGATAAGGCCCTTACAGGTAGTACAGTACTGAACTCTGCGAACCATGGTTGGAAAACCATGGCGAACAGCGAGCTTCCAAGATTTCTTGGGGAGCTATTTAGTGTTGTATTCCACCCTTCCGGCGTCGTCCTTCATGAACCGTGTGTTCAAGCTGTCAGTAGTTTGAGGCAGATTTTGTACCCATTTTATAAGTACGAACTGCCCTATTCACATGAGCAAGAACAAGAAGTGCTTAGTAAGTTTGAAGAAACAGAAAAGCACTTGCAATTATCCGATACGGATCTCGAACACTACTTTCCGCCCGCTCGCTTACTCGAAAGAGTCGACGAAGTGGATGGTCCAGATGTGGTTTGGCTTAACGCTAATCCACGATCAGATGTGGTGTCAGTTGGAGGAGCAACCTCCTCTAATCAGTTACCTTGCGGCGACGGAAGTCGTCACCTGGATACTGGAGACCAGCACGGAAGCTGCAAACGACGTTGGCCTACTCTACGTGAAAAAGGATGGACTAGTAGTCCGTCCGATCATGTGGAGCAAGTGCTCAGCGCCGAAACTAGCGGACGTCATGCAATATGCTGTGGCGTGCGCTACGTTAAGCGGTTTACCGTTCTCCGTGAGGCGCGCATCCTGTTATACAGGGTTCTAGCCTCGTTAGATCTGTCGAACATTCGCCCTAGACACGGCCCAGGAGCTGTCTCAACTAGACAAGTTCTCTGGGATAAGTACGTGTGGACGAATGTAAGCAGTGAGATCACCAGATATTATCCATTGGACGCGTACTTTTGCGCATCTCTTGGACATGTCTGTGATAGTTACCAATCGTTTAGTACGATTGACGATAAGAGTCTGCCCGCACGAGTTATTCTCGTACCGAAAGACTCCCGAGGCCCTCGCCTAATATCCTGTGAACCAGTGGATAACCAGTGGATCCAACAGGGGATAAGCAGGGCAATAGTATCGCTTGTGGAGAACCATAGTCTCACCCGAGATCATGTATTCTTCACTGACCAAGAACCAAACCAGCAGGCGGCCCTTTGGGGCTCGTTCTCTGGCGGACTCGCGACGCTCGACCTCAATGAGGCCAGCGATCGTGTGTCACTTGAGTTAGTTCGCCTACTCTTCCCCCCTCACATATGTGAGAGAATGGAGTGTTGTAGGTCCTCGTGTACTGTGCTGCCGGACGGTCGTGAGTTACATCTCCGAAAGTTCGCGCCAATGGGAAGTGCTTTATGCTTCCCTGTGATGGCGTTGACGATATGGAGTCTCTTGACTGCCGCAGCACCTGACAGATATACGCAAGAGCGTATATTGGTGTATGGTGATGATGTCATTGTCCCAACAGAGTTTGTTGAAGACGCAATGAGCACGCTCGAATCAGTAGGGTTAAAGATTAACCGTGATAAGAGCTGCACCAGTGGATTCTTTAGAGAATCATGTGGCACCGACGCCTTCAAGGGCGTTAACGTCACTCCCGTGCGTTTTCGCACGGTCTGGACATCGTACCGATCGCCGGACTCTTACGTTTCGTGGATCGCTTACGCGAACCATCTATACAGTAAGGGGTTCAAAGAAGCCGCGAATTATATCGCGGGAGAATTGCACGCATTGTATGGTGCGATCCCTGATTCGGACACCGTATTTGGTTGTCCGAGTCTCTTCCGAGAACTATCAGTAGAGGTTCCGAGGCGTTCCAAGTGGAACCACAAACTCCAAAGGAGAGAGTGGTACGTTTGGGACATTCGGACCCCTGTCGTGCGCCGCACAATGCCTGGCTGGCTCATGTTGCTCCGTTATTTCACGGAACAGCCTGAACAGCGGCAGAAGGCGTACACAGATTACTGGGCCTTCCACAGATATAGATCTGCAGTTTCTGACTTGGTGTCAGACAGGAAGCCCATGAAAATCCGCAATTACACACGACGCAGGTCAAGCAAACTTGCCCTGTGTTGGCGATGAG